AAAAAAGGCCGTCTGAAACAGGTTTTAAACCCTATTTCAGACGGCCTTTAATCCAGCTTTAAAAGTTCCAACCCTTAATCATTTCGGGTTGTTTTCCGCCGTGGATCAGTTTGCTTTATTCAGCCTTTTTGCGGTCTCAAACTCAACCACATCAATCAATTCCTTGATGTTATAAGCCATCATATGCGCCAGCGTGAGTTCGCCTTGCGGCTCCAAATCGCCGTCATAACTGATGGTCACGCCGTTCAAGCCGTTTACTGGCATCTTGTCTTCTATCGTAATAACAATTTTCGCCATCACATCAACTCCTGATTATGTGGTTCAACACTGAAAAACTCCTTACCCTGCACAATCTTAATGCCCGGCACAGGGTTGTCGGCGAAAAACTCAGGTTCGTTTAATACCGCATCTTTATTGACTTCTTTCTTCACGCGGATAAAGCGTTCCAAGTCGGGCTTGGACTCCAATAAAGCCAGCACAGCATCAACACCACTGACGCTGCATTTTGGCGGGTTGTTTCGCCAACGGATAATGCCTGTCGTCAGGTCGGCAAATTTGACCTTGCCGCCATCTGTCAGCGCATCGCGGTTTGCTTCGCTCCATGCCTGTACACCTGCATGGATGGCATTGATTTCCGCCATCAGGGGCGCAACACGCTCGTCTGCCTGTTTTTGCAGCTCGGCCACATTATCATTGTGGTCGGCTTGGATACGCTCGATTTCACGCTGCAAATCACCCATGCGCTTGATTTGTACCGACGCGTCCGCGCGGTCTTGGATGCCCACGGTCAGGGCTTCGGTTTTGGTTTTTTTAGCTTTAGCCATTTTCTTTGTCCTTTCCTGATTAATTAATTGATTGAACTTCGTTTTTAATATCAAAAAGCCCTTGTTCAGCGTTGGCGATACGCTCTTTTGCGCCCTCGACATAATCTTCAGTTTTCGCTGCTGCTGCCACCGCATAAGCAGTAAACGCAACGATTTCTTTCACCGCCCACTCCAATGCCGTCAACTCATCGCTTGCGGGGATAAATGGAGCATCGATTACTACACCTTCTTCAGTTTCTTTGATTTCAATTTTCCATTTTCTCATTTCGTCTTCCTTAAGTAGGGTGGGCATTCCTGCACACCCTTTCGTTTATTTCGCTGACTCATGGGCAGCGGGTCTGAATTTCAATCCGTCGGTAATAATATCCATAACCAGATGCACGGATTCTTCCTGTACGGCATCCGATTGAAACAGACTACATTCATCAGGGGCGGCACCTGTGTTCTTTAAAAACAGCAGAATCCCGTCCACTATCGTTTTAAAGGCTTCGGGGCTGTCGTCGTATTCATATACATCACCCCATTTGTCTTTCCATTTCTTCATTTCAATGACCTTTCTTGTTTAAAGCTTCTTTCACTTTCGCTATTTTCAGACGACCTTTTCCCTTGTCCGGCGCGGGCTTTGCCAGCATTGCCCTTGGTACCAACCGTGGCGGCAGGTTTCGGAGCAGTTCGGCGGGTTGCGGCCATGTTTCCGCCGCCTGCAACACCTTAAACCCCGTCTGAATCCGTATCGGGTCATACTCCGGCGAGACGATTTCTTTTTGCTCCATCAGTTTCCGATACCAAATTTCCGCGACTACCGGCAGGTCTTGCGCTGCGGGGCGGTTGGGCAGATTCAGCGCGGCGAGCAGCGAAAAACCTGCCGCGAGTTCCAGTTTCGCCCAATCATCTCCCGCCCATTCGCCCAAGGCTGCCACACCTTGCCGCAGTTTTGACGGCGCGCCGCCTTCGCCCACTCTCCCTGTTGGAGAGGACTGGGGAGAGGGCAACCCCGAACCCTGCCACTGGCTCACAATCTCCAGCAAATAACCATGCGACTTTAAGGGCAGTTTCAGACGACCTTGATCGCGGGCGTTGACGGTTTCGTTAAAGCCGTGCAACCAAGCCTCGGCGGGGGCGGGATGGGACACGCCGTCGCGCTCCACCTCCTGCGCCTTAATCATGGGCATCAACTCGCCCAACAGCTTCGCGGTACGCGCCCAAGAAAGCTGCGATTTGGCGGGGCGGAACAAGCCGACATACCGTATCGCCGCCTTGCCCATATTTACATCTAATTCCAGCAACATTTTCAGCACTTCAGCTGCTTCGGCATCCCCGACCAAGCTATCTAAGCTGTTGGACGCACCGCAGTTGGGACAACGGCAAATCATGTTTCGATCTCCCAAACATCGCGGCGACGGATAATTTTTTCAGTTTTGACTTTTCTCCGAATCCATTGGCCACAATATTCGCAACAACGACTGTTTTTATTAACTTCGCGCCATTTGTGCGCAAATTCGTTAATTGCACAGCCTCCGATACGCTGATAATCACTCCACCTGACTTCTTCAATAACTTTCCCGCCTGGTTTAAATGCATAAATCTCTACTTTTTCGCCAGGTGAAAAACCAATTGGAGCACCGATAAACCATCCACCAGTGTCATGCCACCCGATACGCCAAATACCTAGTGTGTCAAATTTGGCGATAACCGGCATACCTCTATGCGGTATTATTTTTTTGTTCTTTTTCAAAAACCGATAAATAAAACCGTTATATTTAGGGTCTTTTTTGGGATTGAATTTTTCGATGTTCATTGTTTGTCCTTCCAAACATCGCCACCGGCCTGTACATTTCCATTGCCTTTTACGATCTGCACATTACCTGCCAAGTGATTTTCAAGTTCAGCTTGTTTATCGATCCATGCCTTAAATTCTGACCAAGTTTCAAACTTGGTTTGCTTTTCACGCATCAATCTACCCGCCTTAATGCCTAGATAAGACAAAAACATTAAACCGCTGATAAATGTCCAAAACACTGATGCTGACCAATGGCTGATATACACACAAAAACTCAACATCAACCCAGAGAAAACATCCTTAATGATGCTTTCCAACACACTCTCACTCGCGTTGTACGCGATAAAGTTTTTACCCCTGATTTCAATCATTTAACCACCCCAAGAATCGCCAAAAACGCCACAAGGACAACAACTAATCCAAAAAACACACCGAAGGCATCAAAAACAACATCTTTAGTCCGCCGTTTAAACCAGTTTTCAATCAGGCTCATCAGCAAATCAACCACCAATGCCAAACTAACAAGCCCGCATATCAATAGATAAATCATCATTCCGGTAGTCATCGCATTTCCTCCCAAGCTTCTATTGCCATTGTCAGCGTTGCCGCCTCTGCTGTTTTAAAAATACCGTCCGGCGCGCGGGCAGCAATCACGAAACCCTCGCCGTCCTTCTTCATAACCATCAGCTCGCCACGGTCTTCGAGCCATTCGACCAAGTCTTTTTCGTTCATTTCTGCTCTCCAATTTGTTTAACGCCTTCCTTACCATTCATCGCATGGTGTAGCTGCACCTTTTTACCTGCTTCATTACCAAGCATTAATGCCTCAAGTGCCACACTAGTCCCTTCCAGTTCTGACGATTTCGCGTCTCTTGTTGCCGCTATTGCCATATCCTTATGTTCTTTTTCGGTATATCCATCCATAACAGCCTTTTCTTCGTCAGACATTTCAAATTTCTTGACCTTGTTCCAAGCACCTGCCAGCCATCCTTCGCAGAATTTGTCGGCAAGATAAGTCCGATTCGCAGGCTTTCTTGCTTGGCAGGCTTTTAAAAATTCACGGCGGGCGACGGAAATCTGTCGATAGACCACATCAAAGGCATAGGCTGCGATTTCGGCTCGATTACCCAAGCCGTAAAACATCATCGTTTTCCTGAGCTTGTAAGATTTGCAACCAAATATATCTGCAACCATTTTTGCAACGTCCCATTGCCACATTGCTAATTTATAAGCCATTTGCCGATCACCTCCTTTTTCGGAGACTTCCGACAAGGCAATATCGACAGCGTCAACTTCATATTTTTTCATCAGTGCCTGTGCCTGTTTCATCGCCTGAGCCGCTTCGTGCTCATTTGCCGATTTGCTCAAAGCCAAACACTTTTTGATTTTTTCCAAAACTGCCTGCTTATCCATTTTTCATTTCCTTTTCTTCTTTCAGACGACCTTTGCCGTCCTGATCTTCAAACTGCGCCTGATATTCGGCGACTTCCTGTTCGCGGTTTCGCTTCACCATAAACTTCGTCGCTCGCCGGCGGTGTTGTCCCCATGCCTGCCAATCGTTGTTCCGTCTTTTAAAGCTCATTTCGCACTCTCCCTAAATTTCAACGCCCATTCGGCATCCGCTTTGCGCGTGTCCGTTGCCGTCCAGTACCGGTTATCCATAATGGCGGGAGCGGCAGGCCAACTGTCGCCCCAAACCGAGCGGGCGACGGCAGGTCGTCCAAACTCAAGTACCGTCCCGCGCTTTTCGCGATGCCATTCCATATTCGCTTGAGCTTCTTTTTCCATCTGCTCCGCCCAACATTTCGCACATCGGCGCGTCCGTTTCCGCCCCCCGTTTTTATCCCAAGTCCACGCAAATGCCACTTCAGGCTTCACCTGTTTGCAAACTCGGCAGGGTTTTAACTTGGTTAACATTTTTACTTCCCTTCTGGCTCACGCCATCCCTTCATAATCGCCCGTTCGCCGTATTTGGCGCGGATTTCCTCGACTGCCCGTTTCAAAGCCAATTTCTTGGCTCGGTTCAGTCCCCGTTTTGGACGTCTGAACTTATTCATAAACCACTCCTTCCATCTTCTGCTCCACACTCATTGCCTCGTAGGCACGTTCAGTTTTCAAAACTTCCAAATCCGCCTGTCTGTCCATCGCCTCGGCCTTAGTCGGCTCTTTCGCAACCGGTTCAGGTTCTTGGGTGCAGCCATACAACGCCATCCCCGCAACGAAGCACCACACCCCGACCACCATTCCGACCGGCACCCACCGCCAAAAACGTGGCGACGAACACATCTTCCAATCAACTTTTTTCAAAACTTGCACTTTCGTTTTCCTTTAAAAACAATAACTTATTAAAATCATAGGGTAAAAAAATATATAGCCCTGTCAAAGACTTACCGTTTCAGACGACCTATCGGATAATCAATGTCGAGTATTTTTTGATAATGCCCGATTGCATTTTGATGCCGTTTTTGTTTGCCGTTCGTACCGCACCGCGCATCAACTTACTCATCCGTCGCGTATTGCCGTTGCTTTGTTTAACCAGTTCCGCAATCGTTGCATCGTCTGCTTCCGGCATCGCCGCTCTGGCAATTTCCTCCAATTCGTCATCTGGCATGGAGTCACCCAAATTCAGCGCAACCGACACTCGGCTATAAAGTTGCACCAGCTCGCCATGCTTACCGCGCAGATTCGCCACCAATCGCGGCATACCGCTTAAAACCAACCCGCAGCCCGTGTCATCGTGCAATCGGCGGATAATCTCAAGGGCGCGTAATGGCAGGTTTTCCGCTTCATCGACTACAATCAGACGGCCTGAATCGCGCAGGCGGTCAGATACAGACTCAAACAAATCATTCAGGCTGCCGACCGTTGAGACCTTCGCCGCTGCCGCCAGCTTGCGCATCAAGACCAAAGCCGTAAAGCTCGGATTAGCCTCAATCAGGATGGCGGCGGGATTCTTTTCGCAGTAGTTTTTGACCGCCTGAGTCTTGCCTAAACCCGCTTGGCCGTAGATAACGACCGTGTCGCCCGCTTCATGCGCATCGCGCATCACTTCAGAGATTCGGCGGGTCGTTTTGGTCGATACAAACCCCAACACCAGCTCTTCGCGTTGCGCCTTACTTTCCTGTACCTCTAAAAACGCTTCGATTTTCGGCTCGATGGTTTCATATTTGCCGCCTTTTTCCGCGTAGTTATCATTCAGGTACATACTGATAGATGCCGGAGATACCCCGATACCGCGCGCAAGCATCGTCTGATTCATCCCTGATTTGGCTTTAAATTCAGCCAGTTTTTGTTGCAGTGCTTTGTTGACCGTATTTGTCATGATGTTTTCCTTATTAAAAGTGTTTTAAAACCGTTTTAACTACATATCCGCCTCAAACAAGACAATCTCGTCGTCTGTTCCCGTTTTTGGCAATACCGCATACTCCGCCTCGATGACGTTTCCGCCCAAATGTCCCAGCTCGTCCCAAGCTGCCGCCTGTTCCAAAGCCGGATTGACTTCCGCATTTGCGAGCTTGATTGCATTTTCCGCCCGCTTGATTTTGCCTTTTCGGCGTTTTTCCGCCAGTTGGTCGATACGCGCCGTCGGGAAAGCCTCGCGGCTATTGCCGTTGACTTGTGCCTTCGTGATGAACTTGCCGTCCATATCAAACACATTGACCACCGACGCATCATCCAAATCGTAGCTGACCCGTACCTCGTCCTTGTGATACTCCGCCAGCTCGACTGAAAAATAAGAGTTGTTGAACAAATCCAGCCAACCGCGCTGTACTTTTCGCACCTCCTGCGGCATGAACATCGTCGCCAGCTCTTCCGCCGACAACATATCCGGCGCGATACCGTCCTGTTCCAGCCTCATTTCCCGATAAGCCTTCGGCGAATAATGCCCGCCGTCAGGATGTCGGGGCAGCTCGCCGTGTGGGCGGTTGTTGTATTCGTCGATACACTTGACCACATCCGCGATAAATTGCGACCAGCTCGGCAGCTTTTTCAAATATTTTTGCTGTTCTACCGTCAACTCCTTGCCTTTTTCCAAAGCGTTAAACGCACTTTCCATCTTGCGGTACATCAGATTCTTCGTGCTGCTGTCCATCCCCGCGCCCGCAAACGTCTCATACTGGCGCGCCATCTCAATCAGATTGTCTTTCCACCATCGCTCGATGATGCCGCGCCCTTGCGGGTTGCCCGCGATACCCGTTTCATGGCGGATACCTAATCGGGACGTAATACCCGTGATTTCATGGTCTATCGTCTTGCCTGTCTGACCGCCGCCGTTATCAGAGTAGTAGATAATCGGCAAACCAAAGTGCTTGACCCCGATACGCAGAGCGTCCGATACCGCCACACAACTTTCAGCAAGAGAGACCGAAAATCCGACCACAAACCGCGTACAACCATCAATAATTACCGTCACTTCAGGCTTAAACGGTCTGCCGTGTACAGGGTGTGCCACCTTCGCCTTAAAGCTGTGGCCGTCGCCGATCCAAACATCGTTCGGCTTCAAAGCCCCCCAATCACGTTTCACATAAGGCAGCAGCGATTTATAAGCCGCCCCCGTTTTCCTGCCGCGCTCCTGCATAATCAGCGGGAGCTTTTCCCAAACGCGCCGCACCATACTCAAGTTAGGCACATCATTGACCGGCATATTTTCCGCTTCGGCCCACTGCACAAATCGGCGGTAGCTGTGTGCCAATTTTGGCGCGGACGGAATATTGTGAAACTGCATAAATGTCGGCAACCAACCGTAGCTCTCAATCGGCTTAATCGCCTTAGTTACCTTCGGAGCCAAAGAGACCAACCGCTCCGTCGCGTTTTCCGCTTTCAAATAAGCAGATATCCAGCCGTCTAAAGTACGTTCGCCAACCTTTGCCGACCGGCTGCGGTCATTTGCCGTTTCCAAGTTGCCGAGCGTAACCTCGTCCAACTTACCCTCCGCCAGCAGCCTCAAAAACTGAGCCACCGCAACCTTGGCAGAGCAACCATATTGATATTTGATACCCAACACCGCCGCCACCACCGCACATCGCGCATCAGCCACCGACCTTTGTTTCTCGTTCAGCCGCTTTGCCGCTTCCGCCAAGACCTGAGGCGACATCGCCGTCTTCTGTCTGATTTGTGGCAGGGCTTTCGGCATACTCTCCGCCACTTCGTCTGCCTGACGTTTCATAATTGCGGCTCTGATTTCGGCGGGGAGAGAGGCAATCACATATTTTTTCAGACGACCTCCGCGTGCTTTGCCAACTTCTTCGATATACGGCCAGCCTTGCGTCTTGGCTCGCTTCTCAATTGCTTGTCTTGATACTTGTAGATTCGGCAACCTTAAATTCGCAAGTTCAGATGAAGAAAGACTATCTGTTTGCATATAAAACTCCACTTATCCCGCTTTTAGTTCATTTGTAATCATCTGCATGATTTCTTTTAAACATCTGCGTATAATTAGTGGAAGCACTTAATACAGGCTTGAAATTACGTTCTTCATAACGTGTCGGCCAGATTACTTCTGGTGGGACACCGATTGCATTTGCAATGATTTTTTCTCCTTTTAAATAAGGAAATTGCAATGCCCCTTTCAATGTATTGGGCGACAATCCGGAAGCAACACTAAGAGCTCTTACTGACCACCCACGTTTTTTGAGTGCTGCAACAATATCTGCGCGGTGCCAATCTGCGTTTTTTTGTACCATTTCACTTACTCCATACGTTAAACTGTTTTTCTAACCGTTTGTTCTTGGTTGATTGAATAATATATGCAACCAGATATTATGTAAAGCGGTTGCATAGAGAAATATTGAAGCTTTTGCTTAGGTATTCTGTATGCTTTTGTTTATTAAGTGAATTTAATTTATGCAACCAAATACACTTAGTTGCATAGAAAGTTGCATAGACGTTTTTGTATATGCAACCACATATAGAGATGGTTTATGAATACTTTTAAAGATAGATTGACCTATTTATGGCGTGACAACCCAAAGCCTGCGGTTATTGCAAGAGATATTGGCATGAGCCCACCTGGGTTTAACCGGATTTGGTATAACGACGGTCTTCCAAATACTGAAACCCTTATAAAGATTCAAGAATCTACGGGCTGCGACCTCAACTGGTTGCTGACAGGCAAGGGCGTGCCATACCTTGACCGCACCCGCCCTGAGAATGCCGGAGCCTTCCCCGTATCCGATACCGACACAGGCGCGGTCGATACGCTCGGCAATCCCGTCGATTTGCGCGAATTCGTCTTTATCCCGCGATACAGCGTGGAAGCAGCAGCAGGGCATGGACAAACCGTAAGCGATGAAAAACCCTTATTCTGTATGGCTTTCCGCCGATACTGGATAGAAAACTACGTCACCCGCCAAACAGACAAACTCTCCGTAATCGCCGTGAAAGGCGACAGCATGGAAGGCATCCTCAACCACGGCGACAACATCCTAATCAACCACGCCGAAACCGAGCCGCGCGACGGCCTGTACGTCCTACGCATAGGCAACGACCTTTTCGTCAAACGCGTACAACGTATGCCGGGTAAGCTATTGGTAACATCAGCCAACCCACATTACGCCCCCTTTGAAATAGACCTAAGCCATACAGACGACGACATCGCCATCGTCGGTCGCGTCGAATGGTTCGGCCGCTCCGTGAACTGATTTTAAAAACCTCTTAAAACCCGTTTAAAAACCTATCAAAACCCGACAGCTTTCAACAAAAAACCGCGCATTCCCGCGCGGTTTTGTGAAAAAGCTGATGCAACTTTTTTCCAAACACAAAAACGCCGAAATCCACGTCTTTCCAAGATTTCGGCGTTTTTTTATATCACTTATTATTTGTGCAAAAACTAACAGTCCCCCACAACCTCTTGTGGTTTGGCAACTACACCGGCTGGGGTCGTC